GGTGAATCATTCGCCAAGCCTTCGCTCAACGGCTTTTGGCGGTTGGACGTTACCGCCTTCGCCTATGGGATGGGCGATCAATTGGCTTTGTCGTCTTTCGTCACGCAAATGCAAGCGGGGGGCGCTACTTGCGTTGTCCCGGTGGCTACGCAGTTCCGCCCGAATGATGCAAGCGGCCGCATGCTCGCCCCGAATGGCTCAGCACCGGAATGGACCTTTGACCATGTAGGCTTTGCGAATGATCCGTTTGACGGTTTCACGCTGCGTGCGGCGGCATCGCATCGAGACAGCTACATCGATGTCGACAAGCCCGCCCTGTCTCAGCTTTGGCCAGGGCATTACATCACGTTGGGCGACAGACTGCACCAAGTGGTGAACGTGAGCGCGATCGGCGAAAGCGAAACGGCAATCCGAGTTTCCGTAATGCCGAATATTCGCGGCGATCATAGTGCAGGCGAAGTGGTGGTTGTGGATCAGCTGCGTCTGAAATGCCGCCTAGAGGACGGCGACCAGATCGGCGTGTCTATTGAAGTTCTGAAAGCTTCCAGCCTGTCTTTCGTAGAGGCTTTCTAATGAGCATTCATGATATCCCCGATGCAGACCTGCGGCGCGGCGACGTGGCCTGCACGATCCTCTGCCAAATGGACTTCGAGACCAACCCGCAAAACTGGTGGCTGGGTTATGGGCCGCTCACGGCCGGCGGGGTCGAGTACCAAGGCACGGGCGACGTGATCAAGATCGGCGCCATGTCTCTGACCTACGGCATGAGCGCGGGCATGGTGCGGTTTGAAATCCCGGCGGCATCACCTGAGATGGTGGCGCGTTGCGACAATCAGGCGGCTGAGGTGAACAACCGCCGCTGCCAATTGTTCTATCAGCTGTTCAGCACGGTTGAGCGGGACGGCGAACATCAAGGGCGCTTGATTGGCGACCCTATCAGCATGTTTCAGGGCGTGATGCGGGATATGCGCAGCACATCGTCAGCCGATAGCCGGGTGATCGAGCTTGAGGCTTACGGTCGCATGAGCCGTCAAGCCAAGCCGCCGTACGGGCGCTGGACCGATGCGGATCAGCGGGCTCGGTTCCCCGGCGATACCGGCATGGCGTTCATCGCGGGGCTGAAAGACAAGGCCATCACATGGGTGCCCGGCAGTTGATCAGACAGGCCAGTGAGGCGGACATTCCCCGCCTTGTCGACATGATCGAGGCGCTGGCGGCGTCTGTGGACGGGCCGCAGCGCGTCAGCCGCATCCGCGCGGGCGAAACACTTGCGGGTCTTCTGGGCGATCCGCAGGGCGTGGTTTTCGTATCCGCCGGCGGGTTCCTCGCGGGTCGCATCATGCGGACAGTTATCAGTCCTGCACCGGTGGCCTTCGAACTTGGCTGGTTTGCCTCTGACAGCAGCGGCCTACGGCTCTTGCGGGCTTTCGAGACATGGGCGGCAGAGCAGGGTGCAACCCTAATCAAGATGAGCGCGAACGGCGGTGCGGCAGAGCGCATCCTAGAACGCCGCGGTTACTCGGTGGCCGAAGTGCAGATGGTGAAGAAGGTAGGCTGATGGCAATTTTTACAGCTATTGGGACAGCTTTATTCAACATTGCCTATGCAGGTGCCTATCTTGCTGCGTCAGCTGGCCTTTCCATTGCTACAGCCACGTCTATTGGAGTAGCGGTAGCAAATGCGGCTGTTTCTCTGGCGTTCAGCGCCATTTCCCGCGCGCTCGCACCAAGCGTGAGCGTTCCAACGACCGAAATTCAGGCGATTATCAACCAAGCATCGGCACCGCGCCGCATCTATGTGGGTGAAAACCTTGCGGGTGGCATTCGCGCGTTCTTCGACGTGAAGGAAGGTGTACTTTATCAGCTTGTCATGGTGGCGCACGGCGAAATCACCAGCTTTGAGGAATGCTGGATCGATAGCGTTGCGGTCACGCTGGACGCAAACGGCGATGTGACCGAAGGTAAGATGGCGGAATACGTCAACATCCAAACCCGAAATGGCTTAGACCTCGGCGGAGATTATGCTGACCTGATTGCAGATGTCGCTTCGTGGGATATCGACCGCAAGCTGACCAATCAGGCTACGTTTCTCGCGCAGATGAAAGCACCAAAGGGCAATGACTTTAGCAAGGTGTTTCCCAAGTCGTACAACACTGCGCTGCAATGGGTGATCCGGGGGCAGGCGGTCTACGACCCACGAGATGGTTCATCCGCATATGCCGACAACGCGGCATTGGTACAGTCGCATTTTCTCACACATGAGGACGGGTTCAAGATCGACGCCGCGGATATCAATTGGGATAGCGTGGCGGCAATGGCTGACGTGGCCGATGAAGCCGTGCCGCAGCTCGAGGGCGGCACTGCGCCGCGCCTGCGTCTCTGGGGGTATTGGACGCTGGATGAGCCTCCGTCTGACGTGCTGGACCGGATGCATGCAAGTTCCGGCATCCGCGCCTATGAAATGCAGGAGGGGCGCATCGGGTTGATCGGCGGTAGCTTCGGCACGCCGGCCTGCACCATCACGGCCAAAGACATCAGAGAAATCCAAACCAGTGAGGCAATCAGCGAGCGCGAGGGCTACAACGTCTTGCGGGTGCTGCACATGGACGCTTCGCAGAAATACACGGTGACAGAAGTCGACCAGTGGCGCGACGATAGCCGGCTGGCGGTCGAGGGCGAGATCGTCAAGGAGTACGAGCTCACGATGTGTCCGAACCGGGCACAAGCAAGGCGCCTGGCGAAAGAGCAGTTCCACGACGACAATCGGGCAAGGGTTTCGATCGTCACCAACCTTGTCGGCCTTAAGGCGCGTTTCCCGCGCGAACATGCGCAGCGTCACACGATCCTGCTGGACTATCAGCCGGAGGACGGTTCAGGCCGCGTGATCCAAGGCGAGTATGAGGTGCTAGACCACGAATTTGACCCGATTGAGTTGCAGTGCCGCATCGACCTCGCAGCGGTTGATCGGGCGTCAGGTGAGTGGACGCCAGCGGAGGCCGGTGACGCGCCTACGCCACTACCAGACGATCCGCAGAACCTCGCGCCGGATATCTCGGCGGTATTTACGCAGCGCATTGTGCAGGCATCCGCCAGCAGTCAAATCGCTATCCTGGAAGTGGATGCAGTGCCAATCGTAGGCCGCAGCGATATCGCTGTTGAGGCGCAGTATCGACGGGTTTCGGCATTCTCTTCGACTTGGCTGGATATGCAGGCAACCGACTACACCGCGCAGTCAGGCCCGGTTGAGGATCGTGTTGAGTACGAGGCGCAAGCCCGCTTTGATGGGGTGTTCTATGAGCCTGATGAGTGGGAAAACCTCGGCACGATTACGGTGCAGATTGATGCCACCGCGCCGGGCGCGCCTTATGAATTGTTCGCCTCCAACGGCACCGAGCGGGTTAATCTGAACTGGCGAAACCCAAACGGCGAGTTCTACGAAATCCGCGTCTATCGCAGCACAACGGCTGTATTCGGGGATGCTTCCTTAGTCGGCACAACAGGCGGCGTATCGGGGCAAATCTCCGAGTTCCCCGACGACACGATCACGGCAGCGACTGAATACAACTATTGGGTCGCAGCGGCCAACGTGTCGGGCGTCGAAGGCTCCCCGGCGGGGCCTGTCAACATCACCACAAACTAACATCACCAATCATTGAAATGACAATACCCGCTTTGGCGGGCCTCTTGCGCTGGAGAAATACATGCCCGAGACATTTGAGGAAAAGATCAACCGCGTCCTGCGTGACCATGAGGGCTATGACGGTAACGGCGGTACCGGGGCATTGCCGATTGGCGACCGTTCCACCGCACGGAAACCGATCAGCAAGCGCGACTTGCGTGAGGCTCTGCGGTCATTTGCCGATGTGGAAGGTAACGTCGGAGATGCTCTCACGGCGCGAGATCAGGCGATAGAAGCGGCGCAATCTGCTGATGCTGATGCGGCGCAGTCGGCGGAGGATCGGGCCTATATGGAATCTCGCGCGGCTGCGCTGGAAGGTCTGGCCGTCTCAGGCGTTGTCCGCAAAGAGACCGTAGACTGCGCGACTACAACAGGTGTCACACTATCGGGTGAGCAAACCATCGATGGCGTTGCGACCAATGCAAGCCGGGTTTTGGTAAAGAACCAAGGCTCATCGGCCAACAATGGTATTTACGTTACCGCTGCGGGCGCATGGTCGCGGGCGTCTGACATGAATACTGTTGGAGAGGTGCAGGGCGCTGCCGTCTACGTCGGCGGTGGTAACTCCAATGTGGGAAGGACTTACTATACTGGATCAGAGGTCACAGCGCTTGGTACTGACCCTATTGTATGGGTGCTTTCCGAAGATCAAGCCGCACTAAACGAGGCTGTCTCGGAACTGTACACCGATGGCATTGTGCGCCCGGCACCCAATAGCGTTCGTACTCGAAATGGAGTGAAATCGCCGGGGAATGACTTTCTAACCAAGGCGATTGTGAGCGCCCGCGTAATCGGTGCGCGACCCGGTTATTTGTACGGGATTAGGTACTTTAAGAATGGTTCGACTGCTTTGCTGGGGCCGCGGGATGGATGGATAATCGAAGAACAGCCGGTAGATAATTACGGCGGAACTTCGACTGCTAATCGCGTTTTGACCTATACGCATGACGCTCCAAATATTTCGCGGAGCACAGGCACAAAGCAGGCGGTTCGCCTTGTCTCTCCTTCTCGGACAAATCTAGCATTTGAGTTTTTGATTCATATTGCCAGCCTGCCACCTTTTGGAACGCCGGTTGATATGTTGAATGCTGGTGATGAGGGGTATTCTTGGGTTATTGATCCATCGCAGTATGAATACGAAGCCCCGGTCAAAACCATTGCCTACAACGTGACGGCGGCGGGGGAGGTTGCCATGCAATGGCAATCAGATGATCGACGGTACCGGCTTACCTTTGGACCCCACGGATACAATGATTTGCCGAATGTTGTGGCGCTAGAAAGCGCAACGCAAACTGGCGAGTTTGTCTCGCTATTTTCCGGCACAACCGATTGGTTGCCCCCCTTGGCATTCACGGCTGATGCAAACGGCGACGGTGGACCTCTGATTTATACTGGCGGCAATCATGGTTCGACCGGATCGGCGGGTGGTGACACTACAGCAGAAAATATTCTGTATGACATGGAGGTGGATGGTACACACCTACCCTTCACTGATTCCGCTGGTTCTTGTGAACGTGTATCGTTCCGAATTGTGAACGAACTACAGGCGAGCAACACCCTGACCGAAAATAGAAAAGCGCTGCGGCAATACTTCAGCTTAACGGTGACTGCGGCAGGCATAGAAGTGACGGCGCTTCACGAAGCTCTGGAAGATATCACGCTTCGCACCGACAATGGGCTGCAATGTTCATCTGTAGGCTTCACATCTGGCGAGCAGATGTTCCTAGGCGGTCAGTATCCCGGCGGCTGGCGGGCATATGACGTTGGCGAGGATAGTGGGGACAAGTCCGCGTATTCCGACGCATGGGCGGTTCTACTGCGCAATGCTGACGATCAGATGGTCATGTGGTTAGATCGCAACTTTGAAGCAGGTGATGGCCGGTACGTCGCTGCGACTTCTCCCATGTTGAGAGGTCATGGCACTAGCGATAAATTCTATAATGCTGTGGTGGCGCAGCAATCCCCGTCATTCGCTGCGGGTGAGCGGTATGCGTGGCGTGGTGGGTATTCGCTTGGGGGGCGCGATGTGTACAGTGCAGCGCGGTTTTATAGTATTTTTGACCACATTCGCGATGGCCGTAAGAAAACCGTCTTTGTCAAGGATGCGCAGAATTGGGTTGATATGTAATGCTCCCCCTCTGCGAATCCGTCAGCCGCCGCTTGTGTCGCAGGCTGACGGGCTGGGACATGACGCTCTGCGCCTATGCGTGGTGGCGCCGTGACAAGCACCGCAGGCTTTACCGCGTCCTGAATTTGGCGTTTCGCGGGTATGAGCCGAACCACACGCTGCACAGCTACGAGCGGCGTTTTCCAAATTCCGAGAGGTGACGAATGGCAGATGAACCGCAACAGTCGGTCCTTTCGGGCTATAAGATTGAGCAGCTAGAAAAGTCGGTGGCTGAACTGCGTGAGTCGAACGCAGTCCTTGCGGCGGAATGGCGGGCGGACAATCGCGCTCTGCACGAAGAGATTGCGCAGATGAAGGAGGCGGAGGCGGCGAAAGAACGGCAGTTGCTTATGGTGGGCATCACAACACTCGGCGGCATCGTGGTTACGCTCTTCGGCGTGCTGTGGACCTATCGATCGGTGATCTTCAAATGATGCGTATGTTTGGCTTTCTTGCAGTGGTTTGCGTGGCTCTGTCCATCATCTTGGCATTTACCGCTTTCCGGTACGAGCGCACAGACCGAACGCAGCCGATCAGTGGCTTCGGCAAGGTGGAGACGTTGGCTAGCCCGATTGCAGCCGGTGACGCTCTGCCTGTACGCATCTGGCGCGAAAAAGCGCGCGGCGATTGCCCGGTGGTGTCCGAGCGCACGGCTATCAACCAAGATGGCGCTGTCTATGACCTGCCGGACGCGGAGTGGGCGGGTGGCTCTGCGGATGACCCGTATCTTGATTATCGCTACCCTACGCTGCCCTTCATGCCTGCGGGCGAATACCAACTGCGCGTTGACTTGACTTACACTTGCCCCGGTGGGCTGACATTTAAGTACACTCAGCCGCCAGCGTTTTTCAGAATCGCGGGCTAGCCACCCTTCACATCATCAACCTCATGCCCCGCCTGCGGGGTTTTCTACTTTGGAGAACGCCCATGAACCGATACTTCATTGAAAACTGGCGGGCGGTCTTGCGCTCGTATTCTTTCGTCAGCATGCTGCTTGGCTCGCTGGCGCTGGTTGTCCCTAATGTCCTTTATGGCCTGTTTGCGATCGAGGTTGACCCATACCCGCTCGGCACTGCGGCTCTGGTCTTCTTCGCCTTCGGCATTGCCGGCCGGTTTGTGCGGCAGGTACCTGAGACGCGTATCGGCCGCCGGCTGATCTTCTGGACGGCTTTCCTGTTCGGCGCCTTCATGCTGGTGAAGTCCATTGGCGGTGCGCTGGTCGAGGATGCGGTACTGCCCGAGCCAGAGATTCAAGCAAGCATCGAAGCGCAGATCATCCCGGCCATGGCGTCGAAGCCGAGCACGCCGTTGATCCCCGCGCCGCCCATGGCCGAAGACTCTTTAGATGAGATCGCCTTCCAGCTTATCGCTAAGTGGGAGGGCAAACGAAACGAAGCCTATCGCGACATCGTGGGCGTCTGGACGATCTGCTATGGCCACACACGCACAGCCGGGCCCGGGCAGCGCAAGACTGATGCTGAGTGCAAGGCGCTGTTGATCGATGAGATCGCAGAGTACCGCGACAAATGGCTGGCCTATGTCAACGACAAGGCGAAGACCTACTGGCTGCCGCCGACCCGCAAGGCCGCTTATACCAGCCTCGCATTCAATGTGGGCTGGTATGGCGCAGGCACCAGCACCGCAACCCGGCGTCTCAACGCGGGTGACATTGAGGGCGGATGCGAGGCTATTTCGTGGTGGAACAAAGCTGGCGGCAAGGTCGTGCGCGGGCTAGTCCGCCGCCGCACCGAGGAGGTGGCGCTGTGTTTGGTCTGAGCCATCTACAGGCGCAACTGATCGCCGCCGGGGTAGGGGTCGCAATCCTGATCGGCGTCGTGGTCTGGCTCCGAGCCGATGCAGCTGACGATCGCGAGCGCGATCTTCGCGCCGATCAAAACACCAACCGTCTCCAGCACATTGAGGAATCGAAAGGAACGCAGAATGAAATTGAAGGTCTTACTGACGACGATCTGGATTCCGCTCTCTGCCGGATCCTGTCTACCCCCGAACAATGTGAGCAGCGACGCGCTGTTCAAGGACGTGAGCCAGCGGCCACCCAAGGCGCAACCAGCGACGATTGAAGCCATTGCGCGTGATCGGCCTGTCGCCGAATGGATCGTCTACCAGACGCGGCAGTGTGACGTGCACGGCTGTCCTTGAAGAAGTTCCGTAGCTATGGGGATTACCCGATCTCACAGTCCAGCCCATCCACAAGCGACCCTACAGCGCGCGCAGAATGACAATGATCGTACCAGTACATCTATCCGTCACACACGCATATTCGTATTGTCAGACAGGGTTGTAGTGAGAGACGCCATACTTGATCTCGAATTAAAGTCTCGAGCTAGGCAAGAGCAAATAAATAGAGAGATTCTGTCACGCCTCGCGCCGTGAATTTGACAGGCAAGCTCTAAATGAAGAGCCGACTTAAGTTTGTTAGTTCTCGCAGGTAGACTCCGAGACTAGGAAAACTTATCATTAGCCAACTAAACTAGCTTTGCGCAGAGATTCAATGACAAGAATTCCATCAAGTAACCGGAAGAGATCGCCCTATCTAGGGCTTTCACGAAAAGCGTACTGGAAGACAGCCGTCGCGGGACGAACGCCTGATGAACAGTCCGATGTTTACGTGCCGAAAATCAAAATCGACGCTAATAGCAAGGTTGCCACTGCGGGAAGCTGCTTCGCACAGCACATCGCTAGGCATCTAAAATCGCGCGGTGTGCCGGTCATGGACCTTGAGCCAGCGCCTCCTGGATTAAAGGGGGACAGTGCACGATCTTATGGATTTGGGATGTACTCCGCGAGATTTGGCAACATATATTATTTGCGTCAACTCTTGCAGCTCCTTAGGCTCAGGACCCATTGATTATCGTGGAGCCGCATGATTCACCGTCCGAAAACGGAGCGGTGATATGTCTGATCTTTTCTGGCTGAACGATGCGCAGATGGCGCGGCTGGAGCCCTACTTTCCGAAATCCCATAGCAAACCACGTGTCGATGATCGGC